GCATCTCCTGTCTCTCCGCGTACCAACGTTTCAACAATCCTGGTATTATGGCCTCATACTCGTATGTGAATATTGTTCCATTCGCGCTGAGCATCCACTTGTTGTTGCCATCGAAAATCACTTCATACAGTTGTGCCGCACTCATACGCACACTGGTCTTGTCCTCCCAGTCCACTATGATCTCCGTGCCCTTGTCCTGTTTCATCACTGCCTGGTACTCCCATGAGCCGAACTGGCTATCCCACGCGGCCGCGAACGACTTCTTAGCGTGTTTGGCCCTGTTGATCTCCGCGGAAGTTATCACTGGCCTTATCTGTCCCACGATGGTCTCTGGACCCATGTTCAATGCCCTGATCACACTAGGATATAGACTGTTGATGTCAATGGATCCGATCCAGTCATGTATGCCTTTCTTAGGCGTGGCCACGTATGCGCCAGCGGCTGGTTGGTTCTCCTCACCTTCCTTCTTGTACTTCCTGCCGGGCACCTGCATGCCTCTCCTGTGTGCTTCGTTCACTATGGCCTGTTCCGTCACTGCCACTGCGCCCATCGTGGTCTGTAGTAGCACGGTGTTCTGGTGTGCGATCTCGTTGGCCAGTTCTATGAACTTCAATTTCTTCTCAAGTTTGGCCAGCAGTGCCGTGTCCTGTCTGTTGTATTCTATGAACAAGCCAAAATCGTTCTTGTATAGATTATCAAGAGAACCTTCATACACGGTCTTCTTCTCACCAAGTTCATGTTCTCCAATCGCATCAAGTCTGAAACTGTGCCTTTCCTCGTATGTGTATTTCCTGTACAGTTCCAGCAAGTCCAGGTGCACCCTGCCCACAAGATCAAAACTCAACTGCTCTCGACCATATTTCTCGAACACCCTCTTCTTGGGCTTCTCACCCCAGAAACACAATCTCCTCGTGTCGTCTCCACTCAAAACTTTCTGTATCCGGCCCACGGTGTAGGGTATATCATAACCCTCTGAGTTCCATCCGCTCAATATGTCCGCGTCTTCCACAAGTTGTAGGAAAGCGTCCAGCATGTCCTTCTCTTTCTCGAACAGCATGGTGTTGTCGAATCTCTTCGTGAGCTCTTCGGCGTCCTTCATGCTGATTGTCTTGGGTGGCACCGCCAGTGTGACCAGTTGATCCGTCCAGCTCATGTAACAACTTATGGCAGTTATGGGCATGAACGGATCATCCGTCGTTGAGTAACCTCGATCTGGATCGAAGTCCACCTCAATGTCGAAAAACATAACATTCAGTTTCGGGGTCTCCTTGCCCAGGTAGTTCTCCTCCAGGCACCTGAACACCGGATTGATGTCGTGTTCGTACAGTTGCTTGTTTGATCTTACCCGTTGCTCTTTTATGAATTCCTTGTGTGTCTGGCACACCACGCGCTGTAGTGGCTCTCCGGTCATGCCCCTGTGCTTGCCTCGGGCGTCCGGGTAGTAGAACACGTACCTGGCATCGTACTCGGTGAATATGCGACCCTTCTTGGGATCACGCTCCACCACGTAGATCCTGTCCTCGTCCTTCTTGTATAGTGCGTCTATGTAACTCATTCTACCACCAGTAACTTGCCACGCCGTAGCCGTAGACATTTATGATTGAGAAGTAGCCAGTGATCATCATCACGAATGCGGCGTTCCTCCTGTAGGCGGCGTAACATTGTGTGACCGCTCCAATGAAGAATCCCGGATAGATTATTGTCATGTCTGGGTCCGCGGCCGTGATCGCGAGTGTGAGGCTGGCTCCTACAGTGAAAATGAAACTGACCAGTTCGAAGTAGAACGCTGTACGGTCACTCTCAAAACTACGAAGCCAGAATGATCTGACTTTCGCGAACATTAAAGTTTGCCGGCCGTGTTTAGGATGCTCTCCAGTGTGTCCATCTCGTCCGCGATGTTCTGGTAGTTGCCCTTGTGTGCCACAGATATGGCCTTGTTGATCAGTGCTGGTTTGAGTTCCAGTTCCTCTGCTATTGCTTTTACTGTGTCTTTCAATCCACCTTTCAAGTCCTCGACCTCACCTAGTACCTGTGAGCCCTGTGATATGATCTGTATTAGTTTCTGCTTCTCAGCGTCGTTGAAATTTCTTACTGCCATTTGTTTCTCCTGTTGTTGAGCGTGTATTATATTATACTTTGTGGGGTATGTAAACTATTTTTTCTTGGTGGCCACGTTCTTGGCTTTACCACGCCTGTTGGGATTTGGGTCCTGTCTTCTCTTTCTCTGTGCCGCACTCGCGCGACCCTTCTTGCCCAGTGCGTAGGCCTTCTTGGCTGGTAAACATTTTGGTTTGCCTTCCTTCTCACTGCCACGAGCACAGGCTCCCCTGATCTTGCCCTTGGGACCGAATCTAACCCATTTCTGTTTGAACCATTTCTTGAGGTCCTCGTTCAATGTCTCTGCCACTATGATGTCGCCACAACGCACACAGAAGTCGATGTCCTCACGTTTGACGCAGTTGGGCACACGCTTGCCGAACATGGTCTTCATGCCCCGCTTCTCGTACCCCTTCCAGCATTTCTCTGTGATTACGTCCGTGATCCTCATTTGCTCTTGTTACCCCAGTTGGCCGCGCCCTTCTTACGGCACTGCACCAATGCGCCACTGGCGTATGCTGATGGCCAAACTTTGTATCTTGATTTTACCTTGTGATAGCAGGCGTCCTTCTTCTCGGCCAACTTCTCGAACTCGGCCTCCGTGATCCCTACGACCTCAGTGATACGCATGTTACCACTTCCTGCATGACCAGTATCTGGCCTTGGTCTTTGGTCCCGGGTTGGCACAGTTGTGACGTGCCCTGAAACTCTTCCTCGCTTTTGGATTTGACTTACGGATCTTCATGGTCTTCTGTCCGGCTTTTCTCGCTGAACTGCCACCGTGTCCAAAGTTCACCTTCTTGACGTTGCCTGTCTTTGGATCCTTAACATACACTTTGAATTTCTTCACATCACCACGCATTGGTTTGTTCAGTGGCACTTTACGTCCTCTGTACTCTGCGTCAAATAATTCCGTCTCGTCTTCTGGGAAACCCAGTTCACCGAACGCTTCGTAGAACTCATCATCGTCCTCGAACGTCATCTCGTCCGCTTCCGGGAATGGTTCGTAAGTGTTCTCATCAAGTGCTACAAGAGCCTCTTCCGCGTTGGTCAGTGATTGTATCGCTGATTTCTTGGCTTCCTCGTCCACTGACAGTGCTTCCACCCTGTCCTTGATCTGTGATATGTCCAACATCACTTTAGTGAATTCGATCTTGTCGTCATCCGCCAGTTCGTTGATCTCGTTTGTTGGCACGTTGACGCCGTCTATCCTGTTCAATATGTTCCTGATTTCTACCATTGATTCCGCTATTGGTGAGTTGCCCATCTTCATCTGTGTTGGATCCTTCGTGAATTGTGTTGTCTTGGCCAGACCCCTGCTACCAGCACTGGCCGGACTCTGTACCTGTCTGCCCGCGTCCACCGTGCCACTGTTGCTCATTGACACCTTGTCGTCTATGTACTTGCCGTAGTTGTAGGGTATCGTGCTCATTTAGTGTATTTATTTCCACAGCACCATCTTGAAACGTTCTTTGTCGATGCCAAAGAAGCGTGTCTTCCACTCGCTTTGCTCGAAGAATCCCAGTCCATGCCATTCCTCCTTGCGCGTCAGCATCACACGGGCGCGATCTGGCCAGTCCTGGTTCAGCAGGAACTCCTCCATCTTTATCTTCTTGGCCTGGATCTCGTCATGCTCGAACCCATCATACTCCCAGTGTAGCAGTTCGAACACGTTGCCATCCCTGTCAGCGTAGTCTATGCTGAAGTCCAGTCCCCACTTGGGTCGCATAGCGATCAGTTTGTGGAACTGTGGCCTGTAGCCCGCCCACGTGGTCAGTTGTTGTAGCGCCTCTCCCGAGTAGCCCTTCCTCTCGAACATCACAGCATGGTTGATGTGTGCGCCGTGTTCCGGCGAGTCGTCCTCGAACCAGGTCTGCCTCAAGGTGATGTGTTCACTATTACGATGTGTTGTGGTATTCGCGCCATTGGCT